CAGCGAACAGTCACGAGCAGTTGATGATGGAGTCGAGCTTTTAGTTATGGGGGACGAGGGGCATAGCACACTAAAAGTAGCAATAGCAAACTTAACACCGTTACAGTGCAAGCAAGTTTTTGCAAAAGATGCTATTAGGTCACTGCCTGCGCAGAGAGCTTATATCGAATCTCAAAAAACAGACAACGAAATAAAAAACCGCGTTCTTAATGATGAAGCTATTTGGAAGGTGACAGGACGAAAGGTGGTTTTTTTCAAGCCATGCCAAATGACCGCACGAGAATTGGCGCAAATAATTGCAGAGATAGAAAAATAAAATGCGTTCCGACCTCTCCCTCCGCCTCTCCATCTGTTTGAACGGCTGCCCGATCGGGCCGCGCATTCAGCGCGCCGAGCCGTTGCCGCCATACCAGCACACCTACGCTCTGGAGGAACGGCAACAGGCGGAGGCGGACATGGAGCGCGTGCGGAAATACATCGAGCGGAATCAAGACAAAATGAAAGGAAAAAAATAATGAATTACGACGATTTTTTAGAGGCAAAACTACGCCGACCTAAATCGGCAGGATTTGAGCCTAAAGACATCAATCCAAAATTGTTTGAGTGGCAACAAAAGATCGTGGCATGGGCCGTGCGCCGCGGGCGTAGTGCTCTTTTTGAAGATTGCGGGCTTGGAAAAACGGCGCAACAGCTTGAATGGGCTAGGCAAGTCGCAGAGCACACTCAGGGACAAGTTTTAATTCTGGCGCCGTTAGCCGTGACGGAGCAGACGGTTGAAGAGGGGGCAAAGTTCGGCATCGATATCAAGCTATGTCGCCAGCCGGAGCAAATGCCTGAGCGTGGAATCGGAATCACAAATTATGACCGACTGGAGCTTTTCGAGGATGTGACTCGGAAGGTTGCCGGGGTGGTGCTGGATGAGTCGAGCATTCTAAAGGCATTCAATGGGAAGACTCGAATGGCGATCACGAGGGCTTTTGAAGATACGCCTTATCGTCTCGCCTGCACGGCGACGCCATCGCCGAATGATTTGATGGAGCTGAGCAACCACGCGGAGTTTTTGGGGCTCATGTCTGGCGCTCAAATGCTGGCGACTTGGTTTATTAACGACACGGCCAACACGGGAACCTGGAGGCTGAAGAAGCACGCTCAGGATGACTTCTGGCAATGGGTCTCTTCATGGGCGGCTTGCGTGAGCAACCCGAGGGACTTGGGCTTTGAGATGAAGGGGTTTGATCTTCCTCCGCTTAAAGTTGAAACGATAACGGTGGAGGCGGGAGAAATCCCGGCGGCCGAGGATGAGCTTTTCGCCGTTCCCGTGGCTCTCTCTGCTACGGATGTCCGACGGGAAAAGAAGCGCACGCTAGAGGAGCGCTGCCAGGCGGCGGCCAAGATCGCCAAAGAGACCGATGGGCCGGTGTTGATCTGGTGCGATCTCAATGACGAGGCCGATATGCTGGTGGATTTATTACCGGCAGAGGAAACGGTCGAGGTCCGCGGCAGTGACAGGCCGGAGCACAAAGAGCGAAAGTTGCTGGCATTCACGCATGGGGAAAAGCGGATCATGGTCACCAAGCCATCGATCGCGGGATATGGGCTGAACTGGCAGCACTGCGCGGATGTGGTCTTCGTGGGAGTGACTTACTCGTTTGAAGATTTTTACCAAGCCGTTCGGCGCAACTATCGATTTGGGCAGAAAAAAGCCGTGCATGTGCGGTGCATAACAACCGAGGCCGACGCGCCCGTCTTCACGGCATTGCGTCGAAAGATGGAGCAACACGAAACGATGCACGCAGAGATGCAAAAGCACGCTGCGGGCTTTTTAGAGAAAAAAACAAACCTAATTATGAAAACAACGATTGATTCGGAAAATGGCGATGGCTGGACACTTTACCACGCCGATTGCGTTCGAGCGGCAAAAGAAATTGAAAGTGAGAGCGTTGGATTCTCCGTCTTTTCCCCACCGTTTGCCGACCTATTCACCTACTCCAACGATCATCAGGACATGGGGAACTGCGCGAACACGGGCGAGTTTATGCAGCACTTTGGTTTTTTGATTGATGAGTTGGCTCGGGTGATGATGCCAGGGCGTGAGGTGGCGGTCCACTGCTGCGATTTGCTTTCAACCAAGTGGAAGGATGGGGCCATTGAGTTCAAAGACTTCAGCGGAGAAATCATCCGGGCATTTCGTGATCGCGGTTTTTTACTGCATAGTCGAATCACAATCTGGAAGTCGCCAGTCGTGGAAATGCAGAGGACTAAGGCTCACGGGCTTCTCTACAAGACGCTTTGCAAAGATAGTGCGAGCAGCCGAGTCGGTGCGCCGGATTATTTGCTGGCCTTCCGTAAGCCTGGGCAAAACCCGAAGCCTATCGAGCACACCCCCGCGGATCTGCCTCTCGACTTGTGGCAAGAAATCGCCTCGCCGGTCTGGATGACGGTGGACCAAGGGAATGTGCTCAACGGTCGCTGTGCGAAAGATCAAGGCGACGAGAGGCACATTTGCCCTTTGCAGCTAGATGTGATCAACCGCGCTTTGCATCTGTGGAGCGCAAAGGATGATTTGGTTTACTCGCCATTCACGGGGATCGGATCTGAGGGGTATTGCGCGCTCAAGATGGGTCGGCAGTTTGTGGGGAGCGAGTTAAAGAAAAGCTATTTTGATACGGCAACTGACAACCTCCGATCGGTGGGGATGCAGTTAAATTTCAAAATGGAGGCGGCTTAATCATGGCCGGAGAATGGATTAAAGTAGAGAACCACCTGCACGAGAAGGTCGAGGTGGCGGCGATTGCTGACCACACCGGATTAGACCTGGATGCGGTGGTCGGGAAGCTCGTGAAAGTGTGGGCTTGGGCGTCACGGAATTGTCACGGTGACGGCGTGACAAGTGTCACGGCACTGCGTGTCATTCGTGAAATCACACGAGTCGACAACTTCGACGAAGCGCTCTCAAATTGTGGCTGGATTCGCATCAAAGGCGACAAAATCGAGTTCACGAACTTCGACCGACACAATAGCCAAACCGCTAAAGAGCGAGCACTTGCGACACAAAGAAAGTGGAAGCAACGCGGTCACGAAGCTGTCACGAAAATGTCACGCCCTCACCGTGACAAAAACGGGACTAGAGAAGAGAAGATAAATAAGGCGTCTGCCTACGGCAGCACGCCAGCCCCCATGTCCCTATGAACGCCATCATGGAAAAGATTATCCCCATGCCGAAGGCGGCGATCCCTCTGAACGAACCGGCAGAACGAGCGGCGATCAGCTGCCTTCTTCAAAACTTTGCCAATCTGGACGCGATGTCATGGCCGGATGACCTGTTTTTTTACGAGAAGCATAAAATCATCCTCGGGGCGATCCGCAAGCTGCACGAGGACGGGGTGGCGACGGATTTTATGGCGGTGCAGGCGCAACTCGACCGAGATGGGCAAATCGAGGCGGCAGGGGGGATGATGGAGTTGATCGACCTGCACACGGTGATGCCGACCGGCGACCCGAAGACGGCGGCATGGCATCGCGGGGCGCTCATGGATGCGCGGCGTTACCGCACGGCGCTGGCAGCGATCCGCAAAGCGGAGGAGGGGTTTCTCCGTCAGGAGGGCGACATCGCTGCCGTGGCGGAGGCGCTGAATGGCGCTGCGGCGATGCAGGAGACGCCCCGCGTGGGCATGAAGCAACTCATCGACGGGTTGATTGCCGACCTGGAGAAGACCGAGCCGGTGGAGACCTTTGGCTCGGGGATCGGCGCGCTGGACCGCGTGGCGCACCTCAAGCGCGGGGAACTCCTGACCGTGGCCGCGCCGACCTCGGGCGGCAAGTCGATCATGCTCTTGCAAATGGCGCTCCATGCTCTCCGGGCGGGGAAGCGCGTGGCGGTCTTCTCGCTCGAAATGCCGGCGACTCAGGTCGTGGGGCGGATGCTTTCGGCCATGTGTGGGTTTCCGGTGGGCATCCTTCGTATGAGCAGCAGGGAAGGGGAGAAGTCGCGGGGGATGTCGGACAAGTTCACGGCCTACGCTCAGGAGCTGGCGCACTACCCGCTCGAGGTCGAGAGCAACCTGACCGAGTGGGAGGCGATCGATGGGGCGGCGCGGGAGTTAGTGGCGAAGGACAAGGCGGACCTGATCGTGGTCGATTACATCCAACTCATTCACCTCCGGGCGCTCGGGTCCAACGAGACGCGCGAACAGCATGTCTCGGAGGTGTCCAAGCGGCTCAAATCGCTGGCACTCCATCTCAATGTCGCAGTGGCGACGGCCTCCCAGCTCAACGACGACAACCCGCCGAAGCTCCGCGAGTCCCGCGCCATCGGCCACCACTCGGACCATGTGTGGTTCGTAGGAGGCCAGCCGGAGGAGCAGTTCCTGACCATCATCAAAAACCGCGACGGCGAGCGAGGCGGGGCCGTGCCGGTGCGCATGAACGGTGCCACGGCGACCTTTTCCGAACGAATCTCTGACAATCAAACAACTAACAAATGAAACTATACATCGGCATCGACCCCGGCTTGTCCGGCGGTATCGCATTTATCCCAACCCTCGGCGACCCATGGGCGCACAAAATGCCCGAGACCGACCGCGACCTCATCGACCTCATCGGCGATGCCATTTCGCTGGCAGAACCTCGGGCCATGCTGGAATTAGTCCACTCCTCGCCGCAGATGGGCGTTAAATCGGCTTTCACCTTTGGCGAGGGGTATGGGCGCTTGCAGGCGGTTCTGACCGCTCTACGCGTCCCCTACGAGCGCGTGCGGCCTCAAGCGTGGCAGAAGGCAATGGGGTGTTTGACCAAGGGCGACAAGAATGTGTCGAAGCGCCGGGCGCAGGAGCTTTTCCCGACGCTCAAGGTCACGCACGCCACGGCGGACGCGCTTCTCATCGCCGAATACAACCGGAGGACGGCACGGCCATGAGCAAACGCAAGAAAGCCAAATTCGGAAACCACGGCAAAATCATCCAAGAGGTGTCCGGCTATCGGGAGTTCCGCGAGGCATGGCTCTTCGTGCTGATGGAGGAGGTCCGCGTGGCCTGCGACCGCTTCTGGCAATCAACCCCCGAGCGTCGGGCAATCGACGCGCGGCGCAAATCCTCCGGATTTAACTACTTCTCCGAAAAATGATTC